AGTGGAATTTGATTTTGAAGAGTTTGACGAATCTGATGATATGGACGATGAAGAAATCGTTTATGAAATCGAAATGGATGAAGAAGACGAAGAAGAATTAGGTGAAGAAGAAATGGATGATGAATCTATTACTGAAGCTAAAATGTCTATCAAACCAAAAGGTGTTGGGATGGGTAATCAATCAAAATTTAAATTTAACAAATCACCTAATCAAGGAACAGGATTTAAAACTAAAATGAAAGAGGCTCCAAAATCTGTAGGAACAGGTAAAGCGAAATTCGAGTATAAAGAAGGTGAAAATTCAGGAACTAAATTAGGAACAAACAAAGTTGTTAAGAAAACTGAAACAAAAGAAGGTTCAACTAGAAAACCAATGGTTAAAAAAGTTGAAGGTAAAAAAGAAGAGACAAAAGAGGCTGTAAGAACTTTAGGTTCAGGGTCTAACTTTAGAAAAGGTGGTTTACCAAAACCAAGAGCTCATTCAAGTTTTAATACTGCTATCAAAGAAAGTAACACTAATTCAGAGTTACAAGTTCTTAGAGAAAAAAACGAAGAATACAGAAAAGCACTTAATGTTTTCAGAAGTAAATTAAACGAGGTTGCAATCTTCAATTCAAACTTGGCTTACGCTACACGTTTGTTCACTGAACATTCAACATCAAAACAAGAAAAAATTAACATTTTAAGAAGATTTGATGGTGTTGAAACTATCAAAGAATCTAAAAATCTATATCAGGTCGTTAAAAATGAATTATCCTCAGGAACTAAAACTCAAACTATGAACGAGTCAATTGAAAGAACAATCGCAAAATCACCTTCTACAGGAGCGGTTAACTTACTTGAATCAAAAACATATGAGAATCCACAGTTCTTAAGAATGAAAGATTTAATGGCAAAAATAAAATAAAAATAAATTAAAATTAATAAAAACCAAAAAAAATGGGAGCATTATTAGAATCAGGATTAGTTGGTAACATCGGGTTAAAACACCTTAAAGTTATCAAAGAAGACACAATCAACAAATGGGATAAATTAGGATTCCTAGAAGGTCTTAAAGGACACATGAGAGAAAACGTAGCTCAGTTATATGAGAACCAAGCGTCTTTCTTAATAAACGAAGCTACAGGTGAAGGTTCAAACGGTTCATTCGAAACGGTTGTATTCCCTATCGTAAGAAGAGTATTCTCTAAATTACTTGCGAATGAAATCGTATCAGTACAAGCTATGAACTTACCAATCGGTAAATTGTTCTTCTTCGTACCTAAAATTCAAGGTTACCAAACAGGTCAAGTTCCTTCAGCTGAAAACGACTATGATGGTAATGGTACTCACTTTGGACCAGTTGGTGCTGTAGATGGTTTATCTGTTGCTGCAGCTCAAGGTAGAGAAGGTACTGACAATGGTTATAATGGAGCGACAGCTTTCAAGAAAAATCTTTATGATTTATTCTATGAAGGTTCTGAAGGTCAATTAGACCCTCCAGGATTATTTGACTACTCTAAAGGACAATGGTCAGCAGTTACTAGACCAACAACAGTTATGGTTTGGTCTAACGGACAATTAGTTGTTGCTGATAACACAGCGTTATCAACTCAATTTAACGGAAAAAACATTAGAAAAGTAATCGTAGCATTATCAGGATTCACAACTGCTGGTACAGGTAAATTAATCGGACCGGACGGTAATGAAGTTGATACAGAAACTTTCTTATCAGATTTAAGAATTTATACAACTGCACAATCATCAGCATTTAGTTCTACAACATCTCCTTGTAATGTTGTTGGTCTATCTTCGGCACCAAACTCATTATTGTTTAGAGTTGTTACTCAACAATACGGTCAAGGTATCGTTTCAGGATTAAACTCAAGAGGAACTACATCATTCGCTAGTACAGGTAGTAACGGTACTTACAATGACACTTGTTCTCCTGAAGGAATCATCTACTTAGAAGTTGATTTATCTTGTCCAACTTGTCCTTCTTGTGGTGACACTTTAGACGGATACACAGGAACAACTATTGGATTTTTAGGTTCAGAGGATTTCAAAGCTGTTTACAGACGTTACGCTGATATGGAATTTGAAGATAAAATCGGTGAGGTTTCTTTCGAATTAGATTCAGTTACTGTATCTGTTACAGAAAGAAAATTAAGAGCACAATGGTCTCCTGAGTTAGCTCAAGACGTTGCAGCTTTCCACAACATCGATGCTGAGGCTGAATTAACAGCTTTATTATCTGAACAAGTTGCGGCTGAAATCGACCGTGAAATCTTAAGAGATTTACGTAAAGGTGCGGCTTGGTCTTTAAGATGGGATTACAACGGATGGAAGAGAATATCTGGTCAAACATCTTATACTCAAAAAGATTGGAACCAAACATTGATTACGGCAATCAACCAAATTTCAGCTCAAATTCACAAATCAACTTTGAGAGGTGGAGCTAACTGGATTGTTGTTTCTTCTGAAATTTCAGCAATTTTCGACGATTTAGAGTATTTCCACGTATCAAACGCGGCTCCTGAGCAAGACCAATACAATATGGGTATTGAAAGAGTAGGTACTTTAGCAGGACGTTACCAAGTATTCCGTGACCCTTACTTCCCACCTAACACAGTGTTATTGGGACACAAAGGTACATCATTGTTAGACACTGGTTACATCTACGCACCGTACGTACCGTTACAATTAACTCCAACAATGTATAATCCATTCAACTTTACACCAATTAAAGGGATTATGACAAGATACGCGAAAAAAATGGTGAACAATCGTTTTTACGGACGTATTCAAGTTGATGGTGTTAGAACATTCGACTTACAAGAATTGAGATAATCATTTTCTTAAATAAAATAAAAAAGGAACAAGAAATTGTTCCTTTTTTTTATATCTTTACCGTTATAACAGATTTTTTGGTATTATAATTGTATTTATTATTATGAAGAAAATTACTCTAACAACAGAACAGATAGATAACATTTTAAAAATGTATAATGAAGAACTTTTAGGTTCCCATACTATTTCAGAAAAGACAGGTATTAGTAAACCAACTATTTTAAGAATATTAAAAGAAAATGGTATTGTTATGGGTCCGTCAGGGAGAAGATTTATTGGCGGAAAAAAAATTGCAGACAAAAAATGGAGAGATAAGAATAAAGAATATATGTCCGAAAAATCAAAAAAATGGTTTTTGGAGAATAAAGATAAGTGGAATAAGTACATTAAAGAATATCGAGAGAATAACCCCGACAAAATTAAACAGATAAAACGTGACTACGAAAGGAATCGTAAAGCGAGTGACCCCCTCTATAAATTAATCTCCAATTTCAGAACTGCAATCTATCAGGTATTGAAGGAGAGTAACGTAGAGAAGAATAGACATTATTTTGACATCCTACAGTACACTCCTGAGGAGTTGATTATACATTTGGAGTCACAATTTAAGGATACAATGAGTTGGGATAACTACGGTGAGTGGCACGTGGACCACAAACTACCTATCACTTCGTTTAATATTGAAGAAATGGGGGATGAGGAATTTATGAAATGTTGGGATTTGGAAAATCTCCAACCTATGTGGGGAGATGAAAATATACGTAAATCAAATAAAATTTTATTTTAAGTTGTAGTTTACCTCGTCTCCACTTCTATCATATTCTTCCGTATTTATCTTCTATTCTTATAATATCATCTTCTCCGAAATAACTACCTAATTGTGTTTCAATGAATATTAAATCAACATCACTTAAGTTGGCTACTCTATGTTTTGCTTGTAATGGTATATTTACTGTTTCTCCTTTTTGTAGATTATATGTTGCATCATCTATCTGAATATTAGCTTCTCCTTGTACTATAGTCCATACCTCACTTCGTTGATTATGATATTGCATACTTAATGATTCAAATGGTTTAACAGTAATTTGTTTTACTTTACAATACTCAGTATCTAATAAAACTTCAAACTCACCCCAAGGTCGTAGTTCTTTATAATTTGTCATAATAATTATTTTATTTTAAGTTATAGTTTGCTTCATCCCCACTTCTGTCATATTTTTCAAATATGCAAGTAAAACAACAATCCCATATTTCGGATTCATTTTCTACTCGGTGGAATTTACCTTTAGGAATTAGAAAAGTATCTCCTTCTAAAGCTTGATATTTTTCTTCACCGATTGTCATAATACCGACACCACTGGTGAAAATATAAACTTCTTCTTGATTTTCGTGGAAATGTCCTCTTGTGGACTGTTTTGGTTTAAGGACTGTTCTTGAAAGTGTTAGGTTTTCTAAATAATTATTGTCTTCTAATATGTATGTTTCGTTATCCTTTACGATAACACCTTCTATGTTTTCTAATGATACTTTCATATTTTTATTGTTAATTTAATTATTTTCTTTTAGA